ACACCTGCAAAGAAGAGATAATTATGATTATAAAGCCACCAGATTGGGCTACAGATGCTCAACCTACTATGGAAGGTTGGATTAACAGGGAAACTGGAGAACTTCTAGTAAGAGCTCCAGCTCCTGCTAATGTCTTTACGCAACAACAAATTAATGAGTATGAGGCACATTGGATTAGTAAGAAACAGGCTGAGGCAAAACAAGCAGCTGAAGAAATTGAGGAATTAAGAAGAGCTGCTGAACTCAAAATGAAAGAAGAAGAAGCTCAAAAAGTTTCTATGATTAAGCCGAAGAAACCAAAAAAGAAATCGGCTAAACGAAAGAATAAATAGGTTATAATTATTATAATCTAGAGTTCATTATGAAATTTACGTTAACTGAAGATACATTTTTAATGTATGCTGCGAAAAATTATTATAATCCTCAATTTAGTGATATTGAAGATTTCTATGAAGATTTAAAAAGATTTAAATATATTAAAAGGCTTTTGAATCGGTATATTGAGAATGATAATTTGGCAGAAAGATTGATACTTAATCATTTAATAACAGTTTTCAATTCTTTTGGAATAGAAGCTTCTTTAAATATTTTGGAATTGAGATTAGAGGATAAACATTGGCCAGTCATTAAACCGTTTCTGATCTTCTTAAATTATATTAAAAATGATCAATACACAAACATTGCTATGGATAAACTGGTAATAGAAAAATTGAGGAAGATATAGATGTCTATTATTGAAACTAACTTTGGTACTAAACTTGATCCTAAACGAATGGCATTAGGATCAGTTTCAAATATTAGTAAAGAAGGCCCATTTTATGTTTTTGAGATACGAGTTTCAAGTAATGATATTAGAGAGTATTCTTTTACAAATCATCAAAGGGCATCTATTATGAGAAATATTATGATAGAACATTTAGAGAAAAAAATTAAATATGAATCTCTAAGGATTGTACGATGTCAATAATAACTAGAACAGCAGACCTATTCTATACATTTAGATTCTTAAAAATATTAACTACACCTTTCGAAAAGACTGATGCCTATAAATTAGGCATTATCGACGATAAAGGAAAAAGAGATAAAAAGGTCTTAATAGATAACGACAAAAGAAAAAAAGCATATACGGCTTTCCACCGTTTAGTTTTCAATGTCAAGAGATTAATGACAGCTGTTGGAGCCGGCGGTAAGATCGCTTCTTATACTGCAGCACTATTCTTATTAAAAGAAAAATTAAATCTATCTGATAAACAAATCGAAAAAGTACTACAGAAGAATAACATAGATCCTTTAGATATTCTAAAAGAGTCAACTGAATGGTTCTTACTAGAAGATAATTCTATTTCTCCAGGGATTTATAGAGTTAAGAGCAGTAAGATGTTGAATAGATCTTTTGAGGAAGTAGTGCAGGCAAATGATAAAGTTAAAGTTCATGAGGAATGTTTTCCTGTTGGTAATATATTAGGCATTGACGTGTATAGAGCTATACATGTTCCTACAAATCAAGAGATATATGTTACACCAACTGAGTTAAAAAGGTAATCATTTATAAATAGAGTTAAAGGTTTACTTATGAAAAATACTAGAAAAAAAGGTGATGGAGATAATATATGGGATCGTATACGATCTCGTAGAGAGAAGGGTTTACCACGTCTTAAACCTGGCCAGAAAGGTTATCCGAAAACTCTGGATTTTTCAGAAGACGGACCTTGTTGGGATACACATAAACAAGTTGGTATGAAGAAGAAGAACGGAAAGCTTGTGCCGAACTGTGTTCCAAAGAACGAATCTACTTATTTAAGGAAATCTAAAAAACTGCCTAACCTTAAAGTCCTAGTAAAAAGAAAGCCCGGCAACTATACTCTGGCAGATAGGATCAGAGGAGAAAAGCCTAAGAAGTTATCTACAAGAATTGATAGAGAAGTAATAAAAGATGATATGCCGGCGAATGCTGCCGGACACGGTGGAGTCGCAGGTATAGGTGTAGGACCAGACGGAGAACCAGGAGTACATATGACAAGAATGACGGATAAAAGAAGAAGAAAAGACAAACCGCCAGTTCTATTAAAAAGATTTAGAACCTATGAAAGCGCTGAATGTCAAGACTGTTCATTTGATCACGTAATAATGGAAGCCGAATATCAAGGTAAGAAGGTAAAGTTAAATGATCCAATAAGGACATCAGAAAATCCAAATAAAAAATTTAAAGTATATACAAGAGGACCTAACGGTAATATTGTCGTAGTACGATTCGGTGATCCTAACATGTCAATCAAGAGAGATAATCCTGAAAGAAGAAAGAGTTTCAGAGCAAGACATAACTGTGATAACCCAGGTCCTAAGTATAAAGCAAGATACTGGTCATGTTATCAATGGAGAGCTGGAGCTAAAGTGGATAATTAAATGATTAAAATTTATGGGTTGATAATTATATTAGTTGTATTAAGTGGAGTTGGTTATGGAGCTATATCATACTATAACGATACTCAAGAAAGATTAGCAACACTTCGAGATAATAACGCTAAGTTAGAAGTTGCTAATAAATCAAAAGAAGAAGCGCTTAAGACAATTCAGTCTAACGTAGAAAAAACAAATAAGTTAAATAAAGAACTTCAAGGTAAGTTGCAAAAAGCAGAAGTATACCAAGATGAGCTTAGAAAGAAATTACAGAAACACGACTTAACAAGATTAAGCGAAAAGAAACCCGGTTTAGTAGAGAAGAAAATAAATGAAGGAACTCAAAAACTATTTAATGATTTCGAGTCTATTACTTCTAAGTAGTTGCTCGTGGTTCAGAGAGCCAGAAAAAGAAATCGTTACAGTAACAGAAATAATAAAGAACAACATACCAGTAGTCGAAAGACCTAAAGGGCTAAAATTATCTCCAGTAAAATGGTATGTTGTAACGAAAGAAAATTACGATGAGTTTTCTGAAAGATTCTTAAATGCAGAAGGTAACTTAATATTCTATGCAATATCAGTTCGAAGTTATGAGAACCTAGCATTAAATATGGCAGACATAAAGAGATATATAGAACAACAAAGCGAGATTATAGTGTATTATGAGGAAGCTGTTACTGAAGATATATCTGACAATGTATCAGAATGAAGTAAGAAATAGGAGAAAAAATCTAATGACAAAGAAATTTTTTGAGAGATGCGAAAAATTAAACTGGGGAAATTTAGATTGGAAGAATTATTTCTTTGCGGAGGTAAGCGCACTTGCTTACCATGATGGTACAAGAGCTATGAGAGAGCTCAATAAAATCGGATTTAAAAACTACAAGTTCTTAGAAAACGATGGTGCACAGTGCCATATATTCTCTGATGAAGAAAATATAGTGGTAGCTTTTAGAGGAACTGAGCCGAGTGAAATGTCTGATGTCAAGGCAGATCTTTTAGCTTTCAAAAGAAAATCTAAGACTGAAGGTAAAGTTCACATGGGTTTCAAGATGGAGCTTAGAAAGCTCTGGTCTGATATCGAAGCATTACTACATAGAAATAAACAGAAACAGTTATGGATTACTGGTCATTCACTAGGTGGAGCTATGGCAACGCTATGCGCATCGAGGTTAGAAGAAAAAAATCCTAAGTTATACACATACGGATCACCGAGAGTTGGAGGAAAAGAATTCTGTCAAGGAATGGACGTGCCTCATTGGAGATTCGTAAATAACAATGACGTCGTCACAAAGGTGCCTTTCTGGTTCATGGGTTATCATCATCATGGAACAGAATGGTATATCAATCATTACGGTAACTTTAGATCAAAAACATTTTGGCAAAGATTAAAAGATAGTTGGAGAGGTAGGTGGAAAGCTCTAACTAAGAGAAAATTATTTGATGGAATGTATGATCACAGTATCACTGAATATTCAGAAAAATTAAAAAAATTAATTTAAATTGTTGTTTACTTTGCCAGTTCTTTAATATATAATAGAACTAGCTAATCATCAATTAAAATCCAAAGAAAGAGAAAAATATGCAAACAAGAAACTTTGTTGACACACGTTCTTTTCTGTCTGAAACCAAGTTTTACGATGGATACTCCAGATACATAGAAGATCAGAGTAGATATGAAACATGGGATGAGGCAGTTTCACGTGTCATTAATATGCACCGAAATTACTACAACAAGAATGGCGAATTAGAAAAATATTTAGAAGAAGCTCAAACTGCTTACAGTGAGCAGAGAGTCTTAGCAGCTCAAAGGTCTTTACAGTTTGGTGGAGAACAGTTATTAAAACATCAAATGAGAATGTATAACTGTACATCTTCATATGCGGACAGACCATCTTTCTTTGGAGAGTTCTTCTATATTTTACTATGTGGTGCAGGTGCTGGTTTCTCTGTTCAAACGCATCATATCGATAAACTTCCAAACATTAAATTAAGAAATAAACAGGCAAAAGGATATGTAGTTGAAGATTCAATTGAAGGTTGGGCATCGGCTCTTGACGTGTTATTGTCATCTTATTTTGTCGGCGGTGGAAAATATCCAGAGTTCGAAGGAAGAAGAATATTCTTTGACTTATCACAAATACGTCCGGCAGGTTCTCTAATATCTGGTGGATTCAAGGCGCCGGGACCAGATGGTTTAAGAAGATGCTTGGACAGAGTGGAATACCTTATTCAAGGAATAGTACTGGCCGCTAATGCAAAAGAAACACGTCTTAATCCAATACATGTCTATGATATCTGTATGCATGCTTCTGATGCAGTATTATCAGGTGGTGTAAGAAGATCGGCTACAATATGCTTATTTTCACCAGATGATGAGCAAATGATGAATGCAAAAACTGGTAATTGGTTTATTGATAATCCTCAAAGAGGAAGATCTAATAATTCTGCCGTTATAGTTAGAGATGAAGTAACTAAAGAACAGTTCAGTAAAATCATGGAATCAGTAAAGCAATTCGGTGAGCCAGGCTTTTATTTCGTTGATTCAAAAGAACATACAACAAACCCTTGCGTTGAGATTGGTATGTTTCCTCAGAAAGATGGAGAATCAGGATGGCAAGGATGCAACTTAACTGAGATCAACGGAGGTAAGTGTACTACAGAAGAAAACTTCTATAAAGCATGTAGAGCTGCAGCAATACTTGGTACCTTACAGGCCGGATATACTGATTTTAAATTTATACAGCCAATATCAAAAGAGATATTTGATAGAGAAGCGTTACTGGGAGTATCTATAACTGGGTGGATGAATAATCCTGACATCTTATTTGATGATAAGATCTTGAGAAAAGGAGCTAAAATTGTTAAAGAAGTTAATAAGGAAGTTGCAGCTATCATTGGTATTAATCCAGCAGCCAGAACTACTTGTGTCAAACCTTCGGGTAACGCATCGGTTCTATTGCAGACAGCTTCTGGTATCCATGCTGAACACAGTAAGATGTATATTAGAAATGTTCAGATGACAAAAGAATCAGAAATATCTCAAGCATTATTAAAGAGCAATCCATACATGGTGGAAGATTCGGTCTGGTCTGCAGGTGGTACTGATTATGTTATCAGTTTTCCAATACTTCCAAAGAAAGGTTCTATTTACAAAGATGACTTACTAGGTGTAAAACATTTAGAGTTAGTTAAAAAGGCTCAACAAAACTGGGTAGTAGCAGGAACTAATGAAGACCTATGTGCGGATGAAGGATTAAAGCATAATGTTTCAAATACAATTATCGTTGATGACTGGAAAGAAGTAGAAAACTATGTCTTTAAAAATAGAAATTACTTTGCTGGTATTTCTTTCTTACCGATGACAGGTGACAAGGACTACAACCAAGCTCCTAACACTGCAGTCATAGATGATAAGCAGATGGTTAAAGAATATGGAACAGCTGCAATATTTGCGAGTGGAATGGTAGTCGATTCATTAAAGGCATTTGATAACTTATGGAATGCTTGTGCCACAGCTCAAGGTATGGGAGAAGACTTATCGATTGAGAGTTCAGAAAATGCATTAAAGCGAGACTGGATAAGAAGATTCAAGTCATTCAGTGAAAACTATATGAACGGTGATATTAAGAAAACTGAATACTGTCTAAAAGACGCATACCTTCTTCATAAGTGGCATAAGATACAAAGTAACATCAAAGAAATAGAATGGAATAATGATATAACTGAAAGGAAGTTTATTGATGTGGACACAACCGGTGCAGCTGCCTGTGCTAGCGGTGAATGCGAAATAGATTTCTAAAATGAAGCATAAAGAATATCTGATCGAGTGTCCGAGCTGTGAACAGGACACTCGAATAATATCAATTGAAGAGCCATCATTCTGTCCTATATGCATGCAAAACGCTGCACCTATAGTCGTGTACGAAGAGGAAGATGAAGATGATGATATATAATATATGTGGTATTATAATGGAGAACAGTTTAAACTAGAAAACTATCCTAACGATAGTTTAGTTGGATTCGTCTATGAGATTACTGAAAAAGATACAGGTAAAAAATACATAGGAAAAAAGCTCTTTTGGTCTACTAGGAAGAAGAAAGTAAAAGGTAGGACAAGAAGAGTCGTATCTGAATCAGACTGGAAGGACTACTATGGTTCTAATAAAAAAATCCAAGAATTAGTTGAACAGAAAGGATTTAAAGCTTTTGATAGAGAAATACTGAGGCTTTGTAAATCAAAAGGAGAGTGTTCATATTGGGAAGCCAAATTGCAGTTTGATAACAATGTGCTTCTTTCTGATGAATACTACAATGGAATTATCAACTGTAAAATAAATTCAAGACACTTGAGCAAGGAGAGCATATTATGGCATACCCAAAAAGAGAATTAGAGGTATACGAAATACTAGAAATAGTAAGAAAGAAAAGATCTAAAGAAGAAAAGATAAAAACACTTCAAGAACACGGAGAATCATGGGCACTTAAGGATATACTTAGAGGATCTTATGACACTCATATTACTTGGAACCTTCCTTCAGGAGAACCTCCGTATAGGCCGGCACAAGAACACAACTATCCTACAACTTTAAAGAAAGAAAACAGAAACTTCAGTTATTTCGTAAAAGGTAGGCATGGAGATAAGTTACCGGCATTCAAGAGAGAAAACATCTTCATAGGTATTCTAGAAAGTGTACATCCACTAGATGCTAAGTTAGTTATTAGTATGATTAATAAAGAAAAGATAGAAGGTGTTACTAGAAATGTCGTAGAAGAAGCATTTCCCGGACTATTAAAAGATTCTAAAAAATAAACTGTTTACATTGCTTTTAAAATGTGGTAGAATAAACTATGGCTATATACAAAGATTTTAAAAAATTAAAATTAGCAAATGGTGCGGATCTTATGTTAATGTCAGCATTTAAGCTTGAATTAGAAAACATTGAAGCAAGAGTAAAAAATGGTACATTCTATCATCCTAGCCCAGAAACTATAACTGATTATTTAAAACTTAGAGTTAAAGAAATAAGTGAGATGAAAAATGCCAACTTATAATGTTAAAAATACAAAGACAGAAGAAGTTATAGAAGTACAATGTACATATAATGAGTTAGAAGCCATGTGCAATACTGGAGAATGGGAAAAGATGTTATCCACTCCTGCCTTTGTGACTCAAGTAAATGGAACATTATCACGAACATCTAATAATTTTAGAGATAGATTAAAAGAAATTAAAAAAACAAGCGGGGAAGGAAATACTATAAAGGTTTAATTATGGAGTTTATACATGAAAAAATTGATCTTGGCTATGAAACATTGGATAGAGCTGAACATTCAGATGGTAGGCGCTATCTTACTCTTGATGGTGTTGCTTATCCTAGCGTTACAACCGTACTTAGCATCCTAGGTGAAGAAAAGATAGCAGCCTGGAAAGCCAAGGTAGGTGAGGAAAAGGCTGAACAAATAGGAAGAGTTGCTAGAGAACGAGGTACCGCAGTACATTCGATAGTAGAAAAATACCTAAAGAATGAAGATACGGAAGACTTCCTTCCTCACATCAAACAATCATTAGAAAATCTCAAACCTCTATTTCATAGAGGATTTGGTAATATATATGGCAATGAAGTTCCACTATATAGTGATCACTTAAAACTCGCAGGTACATGTGATTGTATTGCCGAATGGCATGGAGTTCCATCAGTTATTGATTTTAAAACTTCCAGGAGACCGAAGAAAAAAGCAGATATTCCTAACTACTTCTGTCAGCTAGCTGCATATTCTGTCATGTGGGAAGAACGTACTGGAATGCCGGTCACGAATCTAATAGTTATTATGGACGTCGATAACTTTCATCCCGTAACATATAAAGAACATAGGGATAACTGGATTCCTATGTTGAAAGATACAATTAAAGAGTACGAACATAGAAAAATGTATAGGCCATAACTGTAACAAAAATATCACAGTAAACATGTTTTTTTCGTTTAAAAGTAAATTTTATATGTACAATGATACCAACTTGTGGTACAATGAATATATAAGGTAATTAATTTTAAGGAGTAGAAAACATGACAAATAAAATTAAATTTTTCGAAGCTAACAACGGTGGAATTGAATTATTCTCAGCACCTGGTGTTAAAATCGGTTTTGCAAAAACTGCTAAAGAAGTTACAAAGCTATTGTCAAAATTCGGTTATGTAGACGGTACAGCAAATTTTGGTTCTTCAATGGACTTTGCTGATGAATATGGTTTTGCAAAGAGAGAAGGAGCTTACGACATGTTAGTTGAAGGTTTCTTAAACTGGAGGTAATATGATGGATCCTAAAATAATTCTTATTGATACAGATGGTGTCCTTCTAAATTGGAGAGATACCTTCGATGCTTGGATGATGAGGCAAGGAATATATGCCAAAGGTGATGTTAGGCAGTATGATCAAACTGTAAGATATGGAATTGATCAAGAAAAGGTTACTCACCTAATTCAAATGTTCAACCAATCTGCAAACATTGGTTACCTTCCTCCACTATATGATTCTTATAAATATGTTCGAAAGCTGTTTGAAGAACATGGATATAAGTTCCTAGTAGTTTCATCTTTATCAAAAGATCCTTATGCTCAGAGATTAAGAACTAAGAATCTTCAAATGATATTCGGTGAAGAAGTGTTTGAAGATTTCATATACTTAGATACTGGAGCTGATAAGACTGAAGTTCTTAAAGAACTTGCTAAAGTATATCCAGGAACGTACTGGATTGAAGATAAAGTAGGAAATGCTAAGATTGGTAATGAACTAGGATTCGATTCAATATTAGTAGCACATCCTCATATTAAAACTGAGGATACAGGATCAATTCCAATTATGAAGAATTGGAAAGAAGTTTACGAATACATAATAGGGGAGACATGGATATGAGATTAAAGCCTTACTTTCATTTTTTTGAAATAAGTTTAAACTTTTTTAAAAACCACCAAACTATCAGTGCAATTGTTTTAGCTTCTATAATGTTCTTCGGAACATTTTTCTTTTTTAGCGCTTCTGCATTTGCTCAACCTGTTTCTGTTACAGGTGATGTACAACATCATTACAAGATTGTAATAGATAGACAACCATACAAGGTTGAGATTTGCCAGAAAGGAAACAGTTCTGGAGCATCGGCAGGTGATTTACTGTCAGGCGCCATCATAGGTGGAGCAATTGGTAATAATATTAAAGGTGAAGAAAACGGTGGAGCTATAGGTGCTCTATTAGGAACACTGTTTGCTAATGAAAAAGCAAAACAAGATAAGTGCTTTGTAGAAACAAGATATAATGAAATCCGTAAAGAGGTATATGATTATAGCACATTTACTTTTAACTACCAGGGAAAAACCTACACTACAAAATTTATAAGATAATGTTTAAGATATTTACTAAAGATAATTGCAGTTGGTGTACGAAAGCAAAAGAAATTTTAAAAGAAAACAATATTAAGTACAAAGAACACAATATTGATGAAGATTATACTAGTAAAATGGTATTAAAGGCTTTAAGGCTAAAGACAGTTCCACAGATATGGAATGATGATTTACACCTTGGAGGTTATCGACAACTTGAAAGCTGGATAGGAGAAAATTATGACAGCAACTACATTGATGAAAATTGATTATATAACTGTATTACAAGAAGAAATCAGAATATTAGAATCTCGATTCCAACCTGAAGATACCGGCCATCTTAGGACAGCTGTCAGCGTTTTAAGAGAAAGAGTGGAAGAGCTCAAG